GAAAGAGAAGCTAGGCTTCCATCAACTTTAACAATTTGGTCAGAAAAGTTGTTATATAATCCTGCAACAAGTTTTACTATTCCTTTCATTTCTGCTTCTGTAGCTACGATATTATTAATCGTAGAAGCATGAGCGGCTAATGCTTCTTCTGCAGATAATCCGGCAGATCCTAATTGATATAACGCTTCTCCTAGATCTTCAAAGGTTTCTCCGGTCGTAGCTTTTACTTCTAAAAGCATTTTTGTATATTCGTGTAAAACTTCTGAATTAGATTTAATATCACTTCTTGCAGTTCTCATAGATCTTGCTAAGGCTAATTGTAATTCTTTAGCGTCTGAGACTGCTTTATTAAAAATTTGGAAGATTCCAAACATTGCTGCAAATCCAGCCATCCATGCAGCCTGGCTGATCATCATGTTTGCAAATCCAGCACCAATAGTTCTAGCTGTAGCTTTTGCAGAATCTCCAGTATGCATCGCTTGCATTTTGAGTTTTTCTAATTCAAGTGTACTTCTATATGTTTCATCACTTAATTCACTTAAAGCCTTTGCAGAATCTACATAAACATCAGCAGTTTTCTTTCCTCCTAGTCTAGCTTTTGTATTAATTTCATTTAAAGCAATTACATTAGCAACTAACCCTTGGACTTTATCTGAAGCTATTGCAAATCTTTCTCCTAATATTTGAGTGGAATTATTAAGACCTAAATGTGAAAGATTTAAATTCTTCATTCGGTCATCTGTTGTTTTAATGAGTTCAATAGATTGACGTTGTATTTCTGCAAGCTTTTCTCTTAAGGGAACACTTTCCTTAAGTCTGAGGATATTGTTTTCTATAACTTTAGCAGATCTAGCTACATCTCCAGTAAAAGCATTTTGGATAGCTCTGGCTTCTTCGAGTACTGCATTGGAAGCAAGAATTCCTTCTTTGGAGAACAAAAATTTATCCGTATTACTTTGCACTGAGAGATTTAATAAATCATAGTTTTTCTTTAAGTCTAAAACTCTTTGAGAGTTTACTTTATAAAATTCACTTATTGTTTCTGTACTAGTTTTATGTCTATTAACAGAACGAAGAACAGATTCTCCTAATGAATTAAAGTTTGCTCTTGATTGCTTGACCCATTGGTTCATAAGGGCTTGTAGGGATAATATGGATCTTCCAAGTTCGTTTGCTGCAACTGACCCTTTTCCGAAAGCTTTCTGTAGGGCTGTTCCGTATTCTTCTATTCCTGCATTTGCAGGAATTTTTACTTTAAGATTTTTAAATGTAGAATCGATTTCAGCTTTTAATTTAAGAAATTGGCTAGCTGTTTTTTGAGCTTTTCCTTCTAAAGATCCTAAGGATTCCGCTCCCATTCGACCTAACTCTCTTAAGGAAGGGATTCCTTCTTCTGCTGAGATTCTTATTTGTTCGAATTCTTTATTTAGTTTTTTTAATTCTGTAATTTTAGATGTTAAATCTGTTACCACTTGCTTAAATGCTAAAACTGTAGTGCTGAGCTGGTTAAAGTCCTTGATCATTTTAGCAGTTACGCCAGTTGCTGAAGCTGTAGGTGATTCTTTACTAAAACGAGCTATTTCTAATCTTAATTTTTCTAATTCAGATTTAAAGACTTTTAGTCCTTGAATATCTGTTTCAAAAGATGTTATTCTTCTTAGTTCTCCAAGAGCTTGCACTTCTACAAGTTTCTTTTCCAAAGAAGATAATTCCATTTTAAGTATCGGAACTTTAGTAGCTATTTCAATAAGACGACTATTAAATTTCCCCATACTTCCGCTCACACCATAAAAACCTTGATCTAATTTATAAATATTAGTTCTAAGGTTAGTTAATCCCCCAGACAGATCAGTAGAATATTTATCTAATTGGATATTCATTTGCATCATTCTACCCATTTCATTTGTGGTAGAACCTATAGCTCCTGAAAGTTTTGCTATTTCTGTAGACTTTTTGGCAAGATTTGATGTAGATTTTGTTGCGGAATCTTTGACTTTGGAAAGTTTTTCCATGCTTGGTATAGATTCTTTAGCAAGAGTTCCCATTTCCAAATTAGCTCTCCGAGCTTCCTCAGAGAGCTTTTGGATGGATTGCGATACAGTTATGAAAGCATTTCCAGCTTCAAATTGGACTATTTTTGTAAAAAGAATATCTAACGTCAGACATAGTCTATCAATTTCTTTAATGAAAGCAACAGTTTGTTCTTGGGATTTTTTAAGCCATTCTATATACTTTTTAGGAAGTTGAGCTTTTTCTAAGCTAGAAGCTGCATCATTAAGTTGTTGCTTAATTTTATTAAGATCAGATTTATTAATCTGATTTCTCAATTTTATTATTAATTCTATTTCCCTATCCGCCATCTTTTTGACTTGCCTCTATTTCTGAACGTACGATTGATTCTTCTATTAATATAATTTTTCTTAATTCGTAAAAAAATAAACTTTCTGTTAATAAGTGATCTGATGTTGGAAGTTTACCTGTTTTATAAGACCATTCAACTAGATTAATATAAAAATTTGCCCTTTCAGTAATTTTTGCCTTTGGGCAACCTGGAGTTCTAAAATCTTTGCCTAGTTGAAATTCTCCAGGAAAAGTAACTATTCCATTGCAGATTGGGCATTTAAATCTTCCTGTTTCTATGTCTGTTATGATTTCTTCGTAAGAAAATTCTCCACATTTTTTACAAGTTCCTAAAGCTTCCCAAGTGCAATTTCTTTTTATAGGTTTATCTTTAACTGAAGAACAATAATCACAATTCCATTCTTTTGCATTTTTTATTTGGCTAAGATAAAGATTCCATCTTACAGTAATCTTTATCTCTTCTATCAGTCCTGGCTTGGAGTACTTCCTCCCTTAATAAAATCGGCAATTTCGCTTCTTAGATCTGGATGCATTTTATTAAGATTCTTGTCCATCATTGTGTTTCGCTTTTGGACAGTAGACATTGTAATTACGTCTTCCCATTCTACATTGGAACCATCGGCATATTTGAAATTTTTCCAACCAACTATTCCTTTTCTAAGTATTTCAAGCTCTTGAGTTCCTGCCTTGAGAAGTTCTTCTCTTTTTTCGCCAAATCCCTTGGCACTATAGACTCTATCGCTAATTCCGGCAGAATATTCTACATCCAAAAATTTGCAAAAAATTATTGTTCGTTCTTCTTGAGGAACACCCTCTTGTCCTTTAGGCTCATATTCTACTATCTGATCTGGTTTAATTCCGTAAAGCTTGTTCATGAATAATTCTCCTTCTATCTTTCCTAAGTTAAGTTGTGTAAAGGTTTTAATGATTACAAATGTAGTATTATGGTATCGTCTTTTTAAACTTAATGCACTATTAAATGTGAAGGCAGTTATCCTTCCTTCTTTTATTTTCTTTGCAAAGAAGTAAAATAAAAATTTATACATCTTGCATAAGATGAGACTAGGGATCCAAAAAATCATCAAAATAACGTTCTTAAATGCTAAGGCCATAAAGTACCCGCCTTTTTGTTTGCGAGGTTACAAAAGAGGAAGGGGGACGAGTTATTAACGTCCCCCTTATTTGGTTGGTGAGTGTGGCGTGGAAGAAGAAAACGCTAAGAGGGTTATTAACTCTTAGGTAATATTATCACGGTCGTAGTGATTGTTAGACATAAGCTTTATCTGTAACCCATGTCATCCTTATTTCTGGGATACTATTTGTATCATCATACATTGCTGTAAATGGGAATTCAGGAAGAAGAATTCCATCCGTATCATTTACAGGAGTTGTTCCACTATATTCTACATTCGGAAAATCAATCGTGAGACTATAATTTGTAACACTATCTCCCAAGATTGTATCTGTTATATATTCATCATGAGTATATACTATTGCAATAGCAAATCCTGTACCATTAACGAATCTTCTATAATGGTCTAGGTTATCAAATTCTGTAACAATAGCTCCCTCGACATTACGTTTTTGTTCTGGAAGTTTAGCTCTTGTTCTTTCTCCAAGATGGTACTTTTCTCCATACAGATTATTATTAACTGTAAAAGAAAGAGATTGAATTTCTTGAGCAGTTCCGTCAATTGTTAGAGAACCTTCAAATCCTGAATACCCATCTTGAGTTGGATATGTTGCAGTTTCTGCTGCTTTAATAGTTTCAAAAGTCCACGTATCCCCTGCTGTAAGTGACGTAGTATCTGGAAAGAAAATTGTATATCCAGTATTTACGTTACTAGCGATCCTGATTTCTGTAGGAATCGTTGCTGAAGTTGTAATTGTGCTTCCGTAAGATCCATCATCAAGTTTGAATCTTATCGTAGCTGTTCCCGGAGCTCCTGCTCCAACGATATTGCAAGTTATAGTTTTAGAATCTCCTCCATCAGTTCCTATATAGTCTCCCCAAAGCACAGGAACTGAAACGACAGTCGCCGAAGCGAAATTGAACCATGTATATGTGCTTGGGGTTATGTCTGTTGTTGTATAATCCTTAAGACTTGTGGAATCAGTATTAGGATTTACATAATCACCAATATAACAATCAATATAGGATAGATCATTAAGATATTCAACAAGTCCCCCAACCTTATTGACACAATAGATTATTCCAGTCGTGGGATCTACATAAGGTTCGTTAATATTAAGAACAATATCTTCAGATGTTCCATCTATATCTAAAGTTAGATTATAGTTAGTAGCATCTATATCTAAAGTTGCAGTTGTTTGTTCTCCGGTGTATCTAATTTTAAAAGCATTTTTCTCATTCCCTGTGTTGGCCGAAGCTGCTACAGGAATATCAGCCGTTGTTCCACCTTTTCCTAAGAAATTAAAGGTAGCTTTCAAGAAATCATTATACTCACAAGCAACTTCTAACGTATTAACTTTACATCCAGAATATAAGAAAGCTGCAATATCTCTACCTAGTTCTATCGAAAGTCCTGCAGGAAGAGTTGCGGCTCCTTGTATTTGATGAGAATAAACTCCCCATGTAGTCCCGACAACAAACATTTGACTAGGGGATTTTATTAAATCTACTAAGGATAATTCTTCTAGACGACTACTTACATCAGTAGACGCACAATAATCAGAATTAGCCTCTAGAGTTGTCTGCCATGTTGAACTCTGGGCTTTATATGGGCTATAAGCTGCAAGAGAAGCTTTTAGATTAATAGCCGCCATAACTTCACCAATGGTATCATAACTTCCATTAGTTAAGTCTAGAGTTATATCATCTGCAGAATTAACAGTCATAGCTATAGATAGAGCTGTAGCTAATCCTGCGGTATGAGTTATCGTAAGAACGCAACTAGTTTCATCAGTTGCTAAGCATTCCAGAACAAAAGCGTTATCTATTCTCGTTGTTTGTTTTTCGCCTAGAGCATGCTTAAACCATATTTCTAGTCCGGTAGGAGTGACTTCGCATTCAATAGGACCTCCACAATTTTCAACTCCAGTCTTTTTCTTGTGGACTGCTCTGTCTGCTCTACGTGCTCCGGAAACGAGAGAAGCGATTTCAGACTTTACTCCGTCTGAATTCAATTCAATAAATGTATCTGGGGTTTGCTGCTGACACCCCCATGCGCCTTCTTCTGAGAATCCACATTGACCTCTTGCGCCTACTGCTGGACCGAAATATTGGGTCATTTGGAAATCCTCCTATTAAAAAAATTTTAAGAAGTAGAAGTTGTCTTATAAAGTTTCTTTACTCTAATCGGAATAACGCCTGATGCTAAAATTCTAGATCCTCTGCGAACAGGAACCCACCTAGTGCCGCTTACTTCTAATCCAAGTTTAGGCGCAAATCCATTAAGAGTAATATGCTTTTTAAGATAATCATTCATCTTCCAAAGTTCATACATTACTTTATTTCTTTTTATTTCTTCGGTTAAGTCTGCATAATAATACCATACTTCCATGTCTATATTAATCGTATATCTAATTTGCTGCATTGCATTAGACATTCTCATATGATCTTCAGATTGATTAACGATTACACAAACAGAAGGAGTATCTGGATTAATAACGTCTTCTTCATAAAAGTGTCTTATTTCAACTCTTTCATCTCTAGAAAAAGCCTTAAGAACTTCTATGCAGTTAAGGACTGCATTATGATAATAATTATCTTCGTTTTTAAAATTTACTGTCATTTATGTATTTTTTTGTAAACCATTGATTCTATAGAATCGAGTATTTGGTGAACTTTATCTTCTGAAGGAAAAAATAATCCATCGATACTTATAAATCCTTCTGAATATAAATAACTTTCAAAATATAACGGATAGGAACGATCATATTTTTCAAGTTTTAGGGCTGTCCTGTAAATACTAGCCTTAGGAGCATTAACTACTCCCTCTGCAATGAAATTAGGATCAAAAGTTGCAATATCATTAAATAAAGTCTTTGTTCTTATTCCAATACTGAAATTATCTATAACAGGACTTCTTTCTCCAACATGAGAAGGAACAGATCTGCCATTCCTAGACATGGATTCTCTCCAATTATAATTAGATGAAGATGTTGGAAAATTTGATATAAAATTCATTCTTTCTTGCAATGAAAAACTTATAATATTACTCACTGGAGTCCAATCTTCTTTAAAAAAATATAGATTTTCTAACCCAAATAAATCTTGGTCATTAAAGATAAATTCAAATCCAAGAGCATATTCGAACATTATCTTAAATACTCCATATTTTTCGGATCTGGTAAGTTGTTAATTTCTACAACGCCTTCTCCGATTCCTGTAACCCCAACTTCTGTTATCAGTTGCTCTCTTGATCTCCAAATTGGACCTTTTCCGTGACTTCTTATATATGAAGCTAAAGATTTTTCCGCTAGTGATTTCCATTTATATATGGCAGAATCTGCCTTTATTTCTCCGGCTGGAAATATTGCTATATAGAGTTCATAAGCTGATAATCTAGAACAGGCATAAGAAATTGCTTCAGGAACATCTACTGATTCGTCATCATAAAAAGTAACATTAGCTAATGTCCCAAACGCTCTTTCTAATTCTGAATTAATATACATAGTAGCATCTTGAATAAAATCAAGACATCCATTGTCGCTGATGTCTGAATTTGCTGTAATATAGATTTTATCCCCAATTACGGCAGTCCCAGACCAGTTGGCAATAGGAACCAAAAACATATCTGTCAATGTAAATACAGATGATCTGCTTCCAGTTCCTAAAAGGCCAACTATATTTGAACTAACCCGGAAAGATGTTGAAGATGTGAATTCAAATGTAAAAGTTTCATGGCCGCAATAATCTAAATCAAATGTTATTCCTGACAAAGAAATTGATCCAGAGTTTCCAGTATCTGCCCCAAGATCTTTGTAGGCGGTAGAAAATCTAATTATAGATTCTCGTACACTATTAATAGATCTAAAAAGCCTTTTGATAGTAGATATAGAACTGTATAATCTTCCCATCTTCTATTGATCTTCTCCAGATATAGATACTTTTTTCTTTTTAGGTTTAAGTTCTTCTATTTCTTCAGGAAATAATTTTCTTACATTTTTACTTTTAATTTCCTTCCTGGCTGTATCTATCTGTAATGATAATAAATCTCCAATTTTAGGAGAAAAACTTGCACCCTTATTAATTCCAGGAAGTCTATACCTTAAATTGTTTTGAATAACTTTAACTTTAATTATTTTTTCTAAATTCTGATCTTTCATGATATACCCTTTATCGGAGATCGAGTTTATTCATTAGTTATTAGTTCGAAATTAGTTCCATCCTGACAATATCTCAGTTTTCCATCTTCTCCTCTAAACATTCTTCCAGTACTAGCAGGCGGTCTATCTGAATCAGGAATAGGTTTAAGATCCAGATAATTAACTATCTGAGCCTTATCTAATTTTGTTTCTCCTGTTAAGTATGCAGTTATAGACATTAGTTTCTCCTATGCACTAGAAACGGTTTCATAAGTTGATCCATTCTCACAACTTCTTAATTTATCATCTGAATTATCTACAAATATTCTCCCTTCAGATGCAGATGGAGCACTGGCGTGAGCGGTTGGGTTGATGGTAATAAATTCTACAACAGTTATTTTATCTGTTTTTACTGTTCCTAAGAAATTTCTAGAAGTTCCCATATGTTATCTCCTATCCCCCACTAGCTGATGAACTAGAAGATGAACTACTTGAAGATTTCGAACTACTGCTTGAAGATCTTGAGCTTGAACTACTGCTGCTTGAAGATCTTGAACTACTGCTTGAAGATAGCGAAGAACTGCTACTGCTACTGGAAGAACTTGAAGAACTAGAAGCAATAACTACTGTATTGTAAGTTATTCCATCTTCACAATATCTTAATTCATCACTACTGTCTCTATACATTCTCCCAATAGCTGCAGGAGGAGCAGTTGTTTGTTGTTCGAAATCTATTGTTTCAAGAACTCTTAATCTTCGGAACTTTGACCTTCCCCAAAGATTACTAGCTTCTGTTGCCATTGTTGTCCTTTCATATACAGATTTAATTGAATTTAATCAAACCCGAAGGCTCTGCCTGAAAAGATTAATCGTCATCACTTGTGCCTGTAGAAACTCTCTTATACATAAATCCAGCACTTGAATTTAGGATTTTAGGAGAATAAACTCTATTAACTTTAATGAATTCACCCTGCCTATCTTCATCTCTCCATCTTACAACTTTCATATCCTGGCTTACAAAATTTCTACCAAGAGTAAGTGGAGATCCTGGCTCTACGTAAGCAATAGGAACTCGATACTTAGTAATATAATCATAAGATGCAGTTTGGCCTTCATCTGAAGAATTCCAGAGTCCATCAGAAATGACAACCTGCATTCTTCTTAAAGTAGCCGGAAGTGCATCTCCTGAAATCATCGTAGTTGTGTGATACTTAAGAATTTCTCTAATGACAGGATCTCTGGCTATTGCTTCAGAAATTTCTGTAGTCATTCCTATTCTGTTAGGTCTCTTACCAATAGCCTTAGAAATAGTAACGATTGCACTTGAAAGATCATTCAATATATCTGGATCTGTTCCGCCAATCCATGCAGTAGTTGAAGTTAGGTTACTATAAAGACTTCCAGATTCTAAACCAGATGTTCCAAGCACAAGTGCCCAAATGTCAATTTCCTCAGACAGTTTAATTTTCTCTGTTAAAAAATTAGTAGTATCGATCTTAGGCCGAACAGGAGCATCCGCATTATTCATTGCTCTATCTGTTACGATATCTTTAATAGCTCTTTCATAACAAGAATACGTTCCCTCATCGTAACTAAGAGATGCCTCTTCGGTATTTGCTCCGTCTGCTTTCTTAGGAGCACCCTTGAAGAATCCGTCTTTTCTGAAAATTCTATATTTATCAGATTCTTTCTGAACTGGATAATTAGGAATAAAGCTAGATCCGACGAATTCATTATTTGAATATCTAACAGCAAGTCCTGTCAAAAACTTGTCGTCTCGAACGTTACCTTTCTGCACATTAAACATCGCGAAACCTCCATTAAATAAAAATTAATTAGCCGACGTAAACGATTCCGAGACCTTTCATGAGTACCGGAATCTTGTCGCCATCATCTCCACCATTAAGGGCGATTCCGAGACATCCCTGAAGAGTTCCTCCTCCAGTAGGAGTGATGGGCTTAATTAGAGCATTCTCGCCATCATCAATGCCCACATAGTTTCCTCTAGTAACAGCTTCGGCGCATTCGCACTTTACAATA